ATTTAATGCTGATGTTCCTGTACTTGTAATATCACCAGATACTGCACCAGCTAGACCCCCATTTGCAATAATCTGTGGGGTAAAAGTTGGAGTAGCAACAATTGACATTGTGTCAGTATTTGCCGTACCAAATGTTGTATTGTTTTGAAATGTAGTTGTGCCTACAACGGTAACTGCATCTGTATCTGCGTTACCTATATTAGTGGCTGAACCATTAAGGTTTGTAGTACCTGTTATGGTCAAATCTTGAATTGTAGTAGTTCCGCCAGTAGTACCTAGCCCAAACTCTTTCCAAATAGCACTTGATGCCGTTGCTACCGTACATACATATAACTTCCCCGTGGAAATATTATACCATAGGGAGCCTGATGCGTACCCTAGACCTGTATCATCTGTAGCCGTTGGCAATGCGGATGCACTAAAATTGTTTTTTCCGCCTGTTCCGCCATTAACGGCTGGTAAATAACCACTTACAGAAGTAGCTAATGCAATTTGGGTGCTATTCCCTGAAGAGCCGTCATGGGTATGGCTTTTAGCGGCATCGTTTGAAAACGCATCTCTTAGTTTATTAAACTCATCGTTAAGGGGAGAAGCCTTTATGTCTGCCCCTGTAATAATGTCGCTTGCCGACACTCTGACATACCCTGTCATCTACCTTCTCCCATCTATTGTAAATTCAAAAACTAACCCCTGTATGGAATGAGGGGCAAAAACACCGTAGGAAACAAAAGAGGCTCTGGCTGAAAAACCAGAACCTTGAACACTGGTGCTAAATACAGGTTTATCTGTACCGCCATAAATAACCCCAGCCTCATCATAATCTAAATCAAGAACACTATTATAGGTCACAGGAGAACCAATAGAACTTGTCTCATAGGAAGCTGGTTTGGGCGTATCACCATCTCCCCAATCGTAATCAAACGATACGCCAAGGGTTAATGGACCTTCGGCCCTCAAAAATGCATTTATCTTCCTTAATTTTTTTCTAACTTCGGTATCGCCAAAATCTAAATAAGGAGTTCTATACACTCCAATTATATTTGAGCCGTCAAAAGAATTTCCTTGTTCTTGCCTGTAAAGATGACCGTCGTAGTCTCCATGAAAAATATGCTCTACATTCCCTATATAACCTGAAGTACAGCAACTTGCCCGTATACCCAGCGTTTCCCCAAATTCCCAGCCAAGCCTCTGGTCACTTGTCCTTAATCCGCCTATTATACCGTAACTATCGGCGACAGAAGTTGTACTGTCTCCAATAAAGTATCTAAGTTGTGACTTTGTTCGTAAAACAACCCCGTTTAATGTTTCAAGATCATACTGGCTGTTAAGAGTAGAACTTAACGCTTGTATTTTTTTAGAAATGGTTTCAATTTCAACGTCACCAATTCTTGACGTACCAGCAACGGGGCGGATGCCGTCAGGGGCTAAAAATACTAAATCGCCGCCTATCTCTAGGACACTATCAGTAGCGATACATCCAACATTTGTGGTAACAGATTCTGTTAAAAACCCAGCCGAACCAGAGGTATCTGCTACAGCCTTTTTTATGGCGTTTAATCCAAAAATAAAAAGATTATTTCGGAAAGGTTTGATTTGCATTACATCAAACCCAATGGCTAACTGACCAGCACCAGAGGCAGAGGTAAAATCCCACGCCTTGTTTGGAGAAGAAAATGCTACTCCTGACATATATGAAGGATCGCCAGCTAAGAATAAATGGTTTTCAAACACATCAACATACGCTGGAGAATTATACACCATGGCCCCACCATATGGACCGCTTGTCTGGGGGCTAGAGTTAGAGCTTAATATTTGTCTCCAGTTTGTGCCATCAAATATAATGGCTGGATTTACGCCATCTACAAAACAGATTTCATTTCCTTGACCTTGACCAAAGTTAAATGAAACGTGACGTATTTTTTTAACAGTCTTTGAGCCTGAAACCGTATTTAAAGTTACTCCAGTATTGTAGGCGGTCCACCCTACGCCAGAGGTAAAATAAAAGAAAGAATAGGTATTTCCAGAAACATTTTTTCGGGCGGATATTATGGTTTCAAGTCCTGTAGAGGCATCTTTATAGATCGCAACTCCTAAAACCTTCCCCTCCGAAACTGATCCACTAGCTTGAGTATTAGAAACACCAACTTCCGAATAAGTCGAATCATATTTGGAGAATCCATTTATTCGCCTATACCCACCATAAAGACTAACCTCATAATTAACTAAACGAGTTGCAGAGCCTGTTTCATTTTCAGCTAAAGAAAGATGATTTTCTGAAGTAGTTAGACCACCAGAACATAGTACTTTATAGCTTTCTATGTTGTCAGGCATTACTGAAAAAATCCGTATTTAACCCTTGGTATATTCGCCTATCCCTGATTGAATCATACTGGTTAATTAATTGAGATTGCATATGCTTTATGCCTTGCTCAAACATTGCCCCAACTAATTGAGCGGATTGAGGATTGTCCTTAAACATATACATATTAAACATAGCCCCATCGACAACGATGTTATCAAACTGGCTGGGGATTCTTGACTGATCACTATAGAGAACAAGATCAGTATGGCTCTTATAATATCTGTAATTAATGCTGTAGGCTTTGTCTGGTGATGGAGTTAGCCCCCATCCAGAACCAGAAGGAAAAACGTATTGCGGTATCCCACGGCCTGATGCTCCAGCCTTTGCATCCTGATCCCTGTGTCCTTCAAACCATTGATCTGTCGTTATAAAAGAAAGTCTAGTATAAGTACTTCCTAACGATGAATTTTCTAAAAGCTGAAAAGAGTTCCAATCGGCAATCTTATGATCATTTGTCCATGTGTACTCTTCTTGACCAGCGACTAAAACTTGTGTGTTATTTGAATAATTAAAATTCCACGAATATTCTGACTGATTTATTTTTGCGATAGCGTTTTTCACTGCGTCTTTTGCAAGGCCTTGAACACCTCTCACAGAAGAAAAAGCACTTTCGTCAATCTCCACCTCATTTAATCTTCTAAGAACAAGGTTACATAAATTAATATATGTTGTTGGCATAAACTTCCCTATAAATTGGGGTGGCCCTTTTCAAGACCACCCCTTTACAGTTAAACAGCCTTATTATAACAAGCTGTTATAAGTGCCTCTGGTCGGAGTATTTTCCTTCCATAGAGGTTCATACCCCTCACAATGTCACTAAATTGTGTTGGAGATCGGAAAGTCTCGACTTTATTGATCTGAGTAGCAGTTGCTACCGCAGAGTCGTGACCAGCTACAACTACACCAAACGAATGCTCTGAACCTGTGTTAGAAATATTAGAAGGTCCATTACCAATGTAAGGTAGGTTGTTTGACTTATACATACGGAAACCACGAATTAAGCCATTCGTTACTTTACCGTTCATCATCACATCAGTGCCTGACGATGTATAGTCGTTGTTGATGAACTTTGAATTTTCGTCCATTAACATTTCGTAGAAAACTGGATCAGCAACAAAGTATCGCCCTTCCATTTCTACATTTTGAACATCCATTAAACGAGCCATACGATTGACTAGCTCTAATGGAGAAGTGATTGCACCCGAACCACCATCTGACTGTAGAGGAATAGCAGTTGCCTCTCCAGCGGACCCAGAGTTACCAGCGGCATCCGCACTACCAGCAAGCTCCGAACCACCAAAATCGGTAATGTCTAGAGAATTTGCCGCTAATAGTTCGTCAGCACCAGCGGTTGAGTTAGCCTTTGTGCCAGATTGTGTAGAACGTCTAGCCCAAGAGCCAGCACCACCTGTCCAACCAGTTAGATACCCTAGACATTCGCTGTCGTAAGCATCTTTGAGGCTATAAGCGGCTTTATCGCTTGCTAACTCAATCCAGTTTAGGTGTGCCATTTGAGCCTCGATATCGTCTAATGCAAACTGAAAGTAGTTAGCTTGGTCAATAACGAGGGTGAAGTCAGCATCTGCCAACGCTTGAGTAGATAACGCAGTACCTCTCTCAAGAGCGGTGATAGTGATATCTGGCTCCTTGATGATCTTCACGGTATCACCCATAGAGTCGATGTTACCGAAAAAATCTGTGTTAGTAATGTCTTGAATAACACTACTTTTTCTTAGCTGTTTCTGGATTTTCTTGCTGTAAATTACAGGAGAGAAATTTCCATTACTAAGATTGGTCCAGCCTGAAGCTGATGATATTGCCATGATTAATTCTCCTTTTAAGAAATTGGCATTTAAGTTGAGCCAGTTTATTGAAAAGAAGAGGCAGAAATTATTAAGGTGCAAAAAGTTTAGGTATGATCGTACCTTTACCTAATGGGCTTAAACATTCTGGTAGTCTTAATTCATTACTGGAAATATAATCAAGAAAGTAGGCTTAGAGCGGTTTCTTGAAATTACCTTATTATAACACTAAATAGCGTATTTAACAAGGATTTTAACGAGCCGCACCCGAAACATCATAGTCAAAGCTACCACTTCGCATAGCTTCCATAATAGCCTCTTCGTGCTTTTCGTATTCTTTTTCACTCATTGCGTCCACCATACTTTCAGAGTACTTAGATTTTTCTGAACTGGCTGGGGCAGAGGATTTAGTTTTTGACACGGCTTTAGCCGCATCGTTGCTTGGTCTACCTCGCTTTTTTATATTCATATCGGACTTATAGAGGTCTATAGCCCGTGAAGCGGACAGAGCGTCGTTACTGTTTTTATACAAAGAATCTTGAATATTCATAGGTTGTAAGGCAACCCATTCATGGAACCTAGTGTCGGCCCTGATGGAAGCAAAGTCAGGATGCATTCTATGCAATTCTGCTTCTGCCCGTTCCTTTGTAATCTGCTTCTCCATTGTTTTCAAAGATTCAAACTTTTTCTCGCCTAACTCCACAGCTTCGTTTGCTCTTTTCCTAGCAAT